CGCTCTTCCGATCTGCATCTGGCTCTACAACTAGTGCTTCAGCTTCACAAGCTATTGTTGGTTTAAACTTAGCAGGATCTAACTTAGTAGGTAGCGTTAATACTGGCGATTCTTACAACGGTTTAGTAGCTCCAACAGCAACACCATCAACAGGTTTACCATTCCGTATTTTAAGTTTAGTTCCTGATACAGCTACTGCAGTTACTGCGACTGGCTCATCATCAACTACAACTATTACGTTAACTGGTACAGGCTTACCTTCAGCTATCCCACAAGGTGCTGATGTAGCTTATCTTGATGCATCTGGTCAGTTGATTCAAACTGGTTCATTTGTAGCAAATTCAGGTGGTTATGCTGCTGGTACAACATCCATTGCAATTGATAAAGCTATTGCGGTTCCTGGTTCTATTACAGCGATCCCATCAGGCTCAACGATTGTGTTTACATCATACCCAGAAGTACTTGTGAAGATTAATTTCGGTATTCACAATTACTACGCTGCTTAATCTAAGGAGTAATTAAATGGCAATTTCACGCGCACAGTTATTAAAAGAGTTACTCCCAGGCTTAAACGCATTGTTTGGTTTGGAATATGCTCGATATGGTGAAGAACATAAAGAAATCTATGAAACAGAGACTTCAGAACGTTCTTTCGAAGAAGAAACAAAACTTTCAGGTTTCTCAGCAGCTCCTGTTAAAAACGAAGGCTCTGCCATCGCTTATGACAATGCTCAAGAAGCTTGGACTGCACGATACAATCATGAAACTATCGCTCTTGGCTTCAGCTTAACTGAAGAAGCTATTGAAGATAACTTATATGATTCATTATCTGCACGTTACACAAAAGGTCTAGCTCGCGCTATGGCTTATACAAAACAAGTTAAGGCTGCTGCAGTTCTTAATAATGGTTTCAATGCTGCTTACACAGGCGGTGACGGCGTTTCATTATTTAATACAGCACATCCGCTTGTTTCAAGTGGTACAAATAGTAATACACCAGCTGTTGCAGCTGACCTTAATGAAACATCATTAGAAAACGCAGTTATTCAAATCGCTGCATGGACTGATGAAAGAGGTCTCTTAATCGCAGCTAAACCACGTAAATTAGTAGTTCCACCAGCATTGCAATTCGTTGCAACACGCTTGTTAGAAACTGAGTTACGTGTTGGTACTACCGATAACGACATCAATGCAATTAAAAACAACGGTTCTATCCCAGAAGGTTATACAATTAACCACTTCTTAACAGATACAAACGGTTGGTTCTTAACTACTGATGTACCTAACGGTATGAAACACTTTGTACGTACTCCATTACAAAATTCAATGGACGGCGATTTTGACACAGGTAATGTTCGCTACAAATCACGTGAACGTTATTCATTTGGTTGGTCAGATCCTCTCGGTATGTATGGATCACCAGGTGCTTAATTAAGTACTTGATGTTAAAGAGCCCCGCCTTAAAGAAGCGGGGTTTTTCTTTGCTTGCTAATCATGATTTTACGTAAGAATTAAATGCAAAAAAGTAATATATTGACAACATACACACGGTGTGTATAAATTTTAGGAGAAATACTATGTGGACAAAACCAGCTGCAACAGAAATGAGATTTGGCTTTGAGATAACTATGTACGTAATGAACAAGTAATAGTATAATGGTTTGAACTAGGGAGTCTTAGTGCTCCCTTTTTCTTTAGGAGCCGTTATGCCAATTAAAGATGAAGCAGCACGTAAAGCCTACATGAAAGAATACCATGCAAAGTGGTATGCAAAACACAGAGAAAAACGCCTTAAACAAGTAGCAGAATATACAGTAAGTAAACCAAAAGAATGGATACAAGCTAAAGGCCGTAGACATCATCTCAAAAAACGATACAATATAACTCCTCAAGAATACGAAACCAAGCTAGCAAGTCAAGATTATTGCTGTGCTATATGTGGTAAAGATGCTTTTGATAATAAAAGGGGTGGTAAATTAGATCCACTACATATAGATCATTGCCATGTAACAGGAAATCTTAGAGACCTTTTATGTCATACTTGTAATACGATGTTAGGTCATGCAAAAGATAATATAAATATCCTTCAAAAAGCCATAGAATATCTACGTAAACACATGGTATAATACTTGCAATATCTAGTGATTCAGGTATTATAAGTATATCCAGGTAAACCTGGTTTATTAGACTGTCCTGGCAGACGCATATAAGACTAATAAACTTAACTCTATATGGAGAAATTCAAATGGCATTTGCTTCACACTTAGGCCCATGGTTATTGGGTACTGTAAAAAATACGACTGGCACTACTGCTGGTACAATCCGTAATATGGGCGCAACTATTGTTGCTCAAACTAAAGCTGTTACATTAACTGATGCTGCTTCAACACAAGCATTTGTTCTTCCAGCTGGCGCTTTAATTACTGCGGCACAATTTCAAACTACTACAGTTTTTGATGCTGCTTCTACAATTACACTTTCAATTAATGGCACTGCTTCTTCAGCTGCTGTAACAATTACTTCAGTTGGTAGCGCTGCTATTGCTCCTAACACTGCTGGTACTCCATTATTTAACAATGTTGGTACTACTGATGCTATTGTTACGTATACATTGTCAGTGGGTGCTTCTACTACAGGTGCAGGTACTTTAATTGTTGCATATATTGTCCGTAACTCTGACGGTTCAGCTAACCCATCACAAGTATAATTAGTCTAGGGGGCTTCGGTCCCCTTCTATAAACAAGGAGATTAATTATGATGCAAACTGATGTAAAAGGAGCCACTTGTCCAGCAGGCGCTGCTACAACCATTTATAACGGACGTACTCGTGTAAAAGGTTTAGCGATTAGTGCTACTACTGCAAGTGCAACTGTCGCTGTCGCTGATGGTTCAACTACTTTATTCACTTATACTGCAACTGTCGCAGGCCCAATCAATATCATTATTCCAGGTGAAGGTGTTCTTTGCCAAACTAGTGCTGTTGTAACTTGTGGTTCTGGTGTTAGTGCAGTAGCTTTTTACGGGTAATATTATGATATCGCACATGCATGAAAGTACAAAACAAGTAGTTGACTTTGCTTCAACAGTTACAGTAGTAGGAACAATTTTAAATTGGTTACCCGCAGCGGCAGCTTTATGGACTATTGTCTGGACATCCATTCGTATATACGAAACTAAAACTGTACAAGATTGGTTAAAGGCTAGAAAAAATGCCAAGCAAATCTAAATCACAACATAACCTAATGGCAGCTGTGGCTAAAAATCCTAAGTTTGCTAAAAAGGTTGGTATTAAACAAAGTGTCGGTGAAGAGTTTCTTCAAGCTGATAAAGGTAAGAAATTTAAAAAAGGTGGTGTATCTTTAGCCGTTGGACGTGGTGAGAAATTACCTGTATCTAAAGGCGCTGGACTTACTGCTAAGGGCAGGGCTAAGTATAACAGAGAAACAGGATCTAATTTAAAAGCTCCTCAACCACAAGGTGGTCCTCGTAAGAAATCATTTTGTGCAAGAATGTCTGGTATGCCTGGACCTATGAAAGATGAAAAAGGTAGACCTACTCGTAAGGCTGCTTCACTTAAACGTTGGAATTGTAAATAAGGAGTATTAAATGGCTAAAGAAGATACAAAAATGGACATGGCGCAAGACAAAGCTATGGTTAAAAAAGCATTTAAAATGCATGACAAACAAGAACATAAAGGTCAACATACAGATCTATCTGCTCTTAAAAAAGGCGGTAAGATTAAAAAAATGTGTGGTGGTGGTAAGATGAAGAAGTATGCTAAAGGTGGTGCTGTAGAAACTATGGGCCCAAAAACAATGTCTAAAGACGTTGAAGCAGGTTCTAATAAACTTACTAAGTTCGGTGAATCAGCTGTTCAAAAACGTGGTCAAACTAAAGGTAAAAATTTAGGCGACTCAGGTAAAATCATACCATCTAAAGAAATGAAAAAAGGCGGTTCATGTGGTGTGAAAAAAATGGCTAAAGGCGGTACAGCTTCAGCTCGTGCAGATGGCATTGCTTCTAAAGGTAAAACTAAAGGTAAATGGTGCTAATATGGCTGATCCATATCAACAAGCAGCTGAAAAGTTAAACAAAGAAATACAGGATGTTCAAGCAAAGCAAAAAGCTGAGTTTGATAAGCCTAAGAAAAATATGCCTGGTGAACCAGATATGGGTCCATTACCTCCAGTTAAAAAAGAACCTACTAAGAAATTTAAAAAAGGTGGTAAAGTTTCTTCAGCATCTAAACGTGCTGATGGTTGCTGTGTAAAAGGTAAAACTAAAGGTAGAATGGTTTAGGAGAATATTATGTCGGGTACAGCAGATAATGGAGGAATGGGTGTAAATACTATAGGATCAGTAACACCACAACCTATAATGCAGCCATATAGTCCGATGCAAAATATTTTTGGGTCTACACAACCACAAGGCCCTCAATATGGTCAACCAGGATTTGGTATGCATAACCAACCAGGTCAATGGCAAAATAGACAAAGTAATCAACCTTTAAATTCAGTATCATATCCAGGAATACAACAAGGGCTACCACAACAATTTATGACAGCTCCAGGCATAATGAACCCTAATACAGTCACTCCAAATCCTGCTCCTACATTACCACAAGCTTCAACAGGTATTGCAGGAATTGGTCAACCACAAATACAAGGTAGAAGATAATGATGTCATCTCGCGGAATGGGTGCTATTAAAGCTTCTAAAATGCCTAAAGCTAAGACTAAAGAACGTCGTGATGATACGGACTTTACTCAATATAAAAAAGGTGGACCTGTAGGACTATACGCTAATATAAATGCTAGAAAGAAAAAAGGCATTTCACGTAGTAAATCAAAATCTACAATTGATCCTAAAACTTATGCAAATATGAAAGCTGGCTTTCCAAAATAAGGAGATTAACATGGCAGAAAAATGGATTCAAAAAGCAATTAAAAAACCAGGTGCATTAAAGTCTTCACTGGGCGTTAAAAAAGGTGAAAAGATTCCAGCTAAAAAATTAGCTGCAGCTGCAAAGAAACCAGGCAAAATGGGTCAAAGAGCTCGTTTAGCTGAAACCTTAAAAGGTATGAAGAAATAGTGAAATGGTTAGTATTAGGTTTATTTAGTTTAAACCTAGCTTATGCAGCACTACCAAATAAAAATTTAACACCAGGTTATATGCGTAGTGTTTCTGTTCGTGAACTATGTACAACAAGCACAAGCTTAGTTAGAAACGTACCAGAGTCATTAAAAAAAGATGTGTACCATAATTATGGTCTCAACGGTAATGATAGGAAAACTTGTGTTGAAGGATACGAAATAGATCACTTAATTAGTCTTGAATTGGGTGGTGCAAATGACGGTCGTAACTTATGGCCTCAAAGTTATTGTGGTAAATATAATGCACACGATAAAGATAAGTTAGAAAATGAATTACATCGTCAAATATGTTTAGGCAAAATTAAAATGGATGATGCTCAAAACTGTATAGCTTCTGATTGGGAAGCATGTTATATAAAGACTTTTAAATAGGATAAGTATGAAAGAAAAATTTAAAGTTTTATGGCGTAGAATTGTAGAAGCTACATCATCTTGTCTTATTATGATGACACAAGGTAAAATTTTAGCTATTACTATTGGCCATTGGCTTACAGCTTTAAAAACAGGGTTT